TTGGCGGCGGTACATGTACGTCAAGCGGCTACACAGAAAGGGGGTCGAGTATGTCCCTAGATTCTGAAAATCGTATGTCCGCTGGCAATTCCTTGGCCTCGGAACTAGCGCGTCTCAAGGTCGATGAGAAACTGGACTACACGCCGTATGTGTACACGCTGGAGGAGGATGATGACCCTGTCGAAATGATTCGAAGGGAGTTCAAGCAAAACCTGATAGGTCACCAAACTAGGTGCGAGGTAACAGGGATTCGATATGGTTGCATTGCAAGCCACATCAAGCCGTTAAGGAGGTGCCGAACGAGGGAGGAAAGCGTCGATCCGGCGAATGGTTTGTATCTCTGTAAGACCGTGGACGAGTTGTTTGATAAAGGTTACGTCACATTCGAGGACGACGGGACGCTTGTCGTATCCAAGAATTTTGACACCAACTATCCGGGCGACATCGATCTACGGTTTTCAAAAGCGTGGCTGTCGGGGGAGCAGAGACTCGTCATGCCCGACGACGACGCGATGTACAAAAGGCGCTTGGTGTATCTGAGATATCACAGATACCACGTTTTCAAGGGAGACAGAGGCAGATCAAAGGGAGATCAGTTCGGCACATATGACGAACACTCGGTGAGGCGGAGACATAAGAAGATGTTTCAGCCCAACCACGAATCCTATGAAGAGTATGTGGATAGCGTGATCAAAGATGAAGGTCGGCTAAAACGCATGGAGAAGATGGGACGGCGGGAGCGAAAGTTGGCGAAACATTATCGCGACATTCGTAAACAAAAAACAGGAGTTGTGTATGTGTCCGAGTGATACCGACGATTACGAAGGCGACGAGTATTTGGTTTGCGATTGGTGTGGTCATGAGTGTCAAGATTTCACATCATTTTTTGGGGACATTCGTTGCGACGAGTGTGCCTATGAAGACGAAACCTACAGAAGGGAGATTCTAGGTGAGCGCATATGATAAGCGCGTGACGCGCGACATGAGGATGATGATGCTGAAGATCCACAACGATCTGAAGGACATCAAGAACACTGTCGAGGAATGCAACGATATGTGGCTGTCTGATCTGCGGAAGATGGAGGAGATCATTCACACCCTGCACATGGAGTTCGATTTCAAGCCGCGTGACAGTCACGCATCGTATTGGTCGGACTGGGTGTTTGCCGAGGATGTGAAAGAGAACGACGAATGAAGATCGTCTGGGTTCTGTTGTTAGTAACAGGGTATGGTGTCGATTCGGATTCGTTCGACACCAAATCCCTCGGCGGTTACGATACTATTGCGGAATGCCATGTGGCGGCGACTCAAATATTCTGGGAGCGCATGCCCATCAATCAGGAAGCAGTGTGCATCAGAGTCGAGTATCAAGGAGACGAGCAAGAATGACCGAAAAAGAGAAGCAGCCCGAAGAACTGGACGAGCATCACCAGATGGTAGTCGTTTCCCGCGCGATCAACGCTATGATGGGGCGGTTCGCTAAACGGAATATCAGTCCGGATATGATCGCCTATATGATGATGTCTGCGGGGGCTACGCTTTTGCTGGCGAATAACCGCTTTAACCCTGTATTCTATGGGGAGGTGATTGCTGCGGCTCTGGCCTCGGCGAATCAAGCGGTGTCTGATAACGACGAGGAAACGAAGCATTGATTGAGCAAGGTGACGGCACGTTTGAACGGCGCCTGTCGCAGGGCCGGTGCCCCAAGTGCGATACCGCCCTGCCTGAATTAAGTCAGATATACTGGCCTATTCGTTGTTCGCATTGCGATTTGGTGATCGGAAGGAACAATGAATCGTGGACCGAGGATGAAGAATCGCTGGCAATGGGTGCCGGCGCGTTGAGTTAAGCGGGAGGACGACACTCCCATATGGGGCGACAAGGGGAGCGTCCCGAAGGCCATAGATGTTGCTAGCATGTTTGACCCGCACAGAAGAAGCACATGGGCATGCTAGATGTATTAAATCCGTGTCGTCCACCTGACTTTTAGGTTTTTTTGTCAGGAAGCAAGGCGGTAAATCTATGGAATCCCCCCTTTTACGGAGGCGTGTATGAAGAAGGAGACATTGTTGATGGCAAGCGAAGAAGAGATTGCGGGTAAGGTTTCGTATATGGAATGGAGCACGGCAGCGATGGTGATAGAGGTGTGCGTCGATGAGATGCTGGACAAGATTGCCAAGAATCCAGATGATTATCTGCCCGATGCCGATATCGAAATTATAGAGGCGTGGCAAAGGATTCTGCGAGGGTGAGATGGAAACGGCGTTCCTAGTCATCTTGAACTTTTGTGTACAGGTCATGGGGCCACCGCGTTGCGGTCACATAGAGGATGAACGAGGGCCGTACCAGACAGAGCAAGAATGCGAGGCGCGCATCCACGAGATGTTCAACTACATGAATACAAACTTTCCGCCCAACTCTGTCATAGCGCACGGAGTGTGCGTGAAGGTTGAGGGAGAAAGACTGTGAAACAACGGGATCCAAATTGGCACGGGATTCGCAGGCATCATGTGGTGCCCGACAAACGTGACAAACTAATGACGGACATACACAACGCTATGGTCGAGGATGTCCAAGACCGTTGTCCGCGCTGTGGACGTACCGGCAAGATCGAAGTACATGGGCACTATCAGTGCGCTGCATGCGGCAGCGTAATCGACGACTGCTGTCAAGGAGAGTGCGCAGTATGACCGACAACGTGATATCGTTTCCGATTCAGAAGATAACAAAGACAACCGATCCGGTGGCCTTTGTATGCAAAGCCGCAGGAGAGACATTCAAGCATGTGGTGATCATGGGGGAGAACGAGAAGGGTCAGGTGCAGATGATTACAACTGTGGCCGATCCAGCAGAGGTTCTATGGTACATGGAAGCCGCCCGCTTTGGGATTATGACAGGAGGTTTAGAGGATGAAGAAGAATGACCGAAGAGTACACCCTGAACCTGACGATAACGTCGTCAAGTTTCCCACGCCACCCGCACCTAGCAGTGCTGGTAGCGAAGAGGATGTGGGAGATGAATCACCCACTGCCTTCTATTTCGTCCCTGACTGGGATACCGGAGAAGATGATCCCGCAGCTAGCTAGGCTGAAGGATTGGATTCGCCTCCCGTATGGGAGCAGGGTCACAGGCTATCATGGCCCGTTCCTGTTTCCCGATGAGGCGGAAGAACTATACGACGGTCAGCGGTTCGAGGATGATCCCAAAGCCTGCCGACCAGAGAAAAAATACAGACCGAGAGATCGCAACGACATAACGTATGCATCCTCGGCATTGGGGTGGTTATGAATGTTCAACTTCAGAACGGAGCCGTATGCTCACCAACTTGAGGCGCTGAAGCGTTCTTATGACAAGCGCAACTATGCTTACTTTATGGAGATGGGTTGTGGGAAATCGAAGGTGCTTATTGATAACATCGTGTGGCTCTACGAGCAGGGCCGCATTGACACAGCGGTTATTGTTGCGCCGAAAGGTGTTTACCGCAACTGGGAAACGGCGGAGATTCCAACGCATTTCCCCGAGAATGTTCCGCACGAGGTTTATGTATGGAATCCGAATCCCAACAAAGCCCAAGCGCGGCGGCTACGCGACGGCGTTGAAAAGCGTGGTGTCCTCCGCATCCTTCTGGCAAACGTGGAAGGGTTCGCGACTAAGAAGCTGCCCGCATTTGTGGGTGCGTTCACACAGGGCAGCAGTTTCTTACTTGGCCTTGATGAGTCCACTACAATCAAGAATCCCAAAGCCAAACGCACTAAGACGCTGGTCCTCTTCGGTAAGAAGGCTGCATACAAAAGAATCCTGACAGGTTCACCGGTAACTAAGTCACCGATGGATTTGTATTCGCAGTGTGCCTTCCTGGACCCTGATCTGCTGGGCTTCAAATCATACTGGTCGTTTCAGTATCGATACGCCATGACGCGGACACAGCGCATGGGCAATCACTCCTTCACCGAGATCATCGGCTATCGCAACCTGCCTGAACTGACCGACAAGCTGGGCATGTTCTCGTATCGGGTTACGAAGGAAGACGCCCTCGACCTGCCGGAGAAGATATACACGACTCGTGAAGTGTCGATGACGGAAGATCAGACTCGGCACTACAACACGCTGAAGGGTGCAGCCATTGCACTGCTGGAAGGCGGAGAGATGGTGACGGCGCCGGAGGTCATGACCAAGCTGCTACGGATGCAGCAGGTTTTGTGCGGGCACCTGATGACGGACGACGGAGAACTGGTTGAAATTAAAAGCAACCGCATACAAGCGATGCTTGACACCATCGATGAGATGACCGGCAGCGTGATCATCTGGTCGAGGTTCCGATACGACATCAAACAGATCGTGCAGGAGTTGAAGAAAGCTCATGGACCGGGGTCCGTGGTCAGCTACTTCGGCGACACAAGGGACGAGGAGCGTCAGGCAGCGATCAAATCGTTTCAGGATGGTGAGGCGAGATTCTTTGTCGGCAACCCACAGACGGCGGGCTTTGGTCTGACACTGACGGCGGCAACGAACGTGATCTATTACGCCAATGACTACAACCTTGCGACGAGGTGGCAGTCAGAAGATCGATGCCACCGAATCGGGCAGAACCACAGTGTTTTGTATGTGGACCTTGTTGTGCCAAAGACTATCGACATCAACATCGTCAAGGCTCTCAAGAGCAAGATTCATCTGGCGGGGGTGACTTTGGGCGAAGAAGTGAGGAAGTGGCTTGAGGTTTGATGCCTTTGAATCGGCGGTTGCCGGCGTTCTGTTCAGACACAGGGCCGGGGCTAAACTGGTGGGGGTAAAGATGGCATTCGCCTGTTTCGACATCGACGTACAAGAGCCGGACGCCTATCTTCCGCTGCTTCTCGTTCAAGGTTCGGTTGATGATTGATCCATCTTTGCGGCGGCTGGCCTTCTTCACATCGAAGAACAGCCATTCGTTGTTCGGCGATAACGCTACGATATCGACCGGCCCCTGTTCCATAACGTGAGTGTATACATGACAGCCTTGGGAGATCAGCCAGTCAGCAGCAAGCAGTTCGCACCGCTTGCCGTCTTTGATTCGGTAGTCGATCCCCACAAAAAATCCTTCTTTATCCCAGCCTTATGTGTTAGTGTCTCACGACACAGCGTGATCCACAAGGAGTGAAAATGGACAATACGCGGTACAAATCAGTAGCCGTTCCAAATCAGGTACACAAAATCCTGAAGCATATTGCGGGCATCGAAGGGCGTACAATAGGAGGCCAGATGTCACACATTGTGCGGGAGTACAATGCAACCTTTAGGGGGCACGGCGACAGTGACAAGTTCGGCGAATACCTAGAGAAAATAAAAATGGTTGACACGATTGCAACCGATAAATAAAACCGACTGCACACCCGAAGGGGTTAAACTTGTAACAAGGAGAGTGAACGATGAGCGATGTATTTTCGCTGTTCGAAGAAGAAGCTGCTAACGCCAAGGCATTCGACCACGTTAGCGAAGAGGGGACTACCCGCCTCTCCCGTCTGATCCGTCAGTCACAACAGGCTGACGATGAGATCAAGCAGACGGAACAATATCTCAAAGACCTGAAAGCCAAGAAGCGAACCATCGACGAGGAAGACATCCCGTCGTTGATGGAGGAGCTTGGCGTTGAGAGCTTGACTGTCGATGGCAACAAGATCTCGGTCGAGAAGTATGTGTCAGCCCGAATCCCCGATGATCGCAAAGCGGAAGCCTTCGGCTTTCTGCGGTCTATTGGTGAGGGAGACATCATCAAGAACGATGTCGTGGTTACCTTCGGCATGGGTCAGGACAATGTAGCGGGGGCCGTGATTGATGATCTCCGCAACCAAGGTCTCGAGCCGAACCAGAAGACACACATCCATCCCATGACTCTCAGGTCTTGGGTGAAGAACCGCGTCGAGTCCAATCAGGAACTCGACTATGACGTTTTCGGCGTCTACGTCGGTAACCGTGCTGTGATTAAAAAGGGGTAAATCAATGAGCAAAACAGCAGTAGCAGAAGCCACCACCACGTCCGTCGCTCCGGCGGATCTCATGGACATATTCGAAGAGAACGCCGGTGCCGGTCTTGAGAAGATCGGTTCTGACGAGATGCAGATTCCGTTTCTGCGGATTCTTCAGGCACTGTCCCCGCAGCTTAATAAGCAGGACTCCCTGTATATTAAGGGCGCCGAGCAGGGCGACCTGTTCAATACCGTATCGAACCGCATCTATAAGGCGGACGAAGGTATGGTCGTCATCCCTGTGGCCTTCGAGACCAAGTATCTGGAATTCCAGCTTCGGTCCGCTGGCGGTGGTTTTGTAGGGGAGAAGAACCCGAACGATCCTGATCTGACTCGTACGACTAGGGAAGGACCGGCAGAGATGCTGCCGTCGGGCAACGAGCTTGTGCGTACGCACCAGCATCTGGTTCTGGTCTATGACGAAGCTACCGGTGAGTATGAGCCGGCGGTCATGGATATGAAGAAGACCCAGTTGAAGGTGTCTCGCAAGTGGAACTCGCAGCGTAAGTCGGTGCGGGCAATGGGCAAGAATGGCATGTTCCTTCTGCCTATCTATGGTACGGCGTGGCGTGTGACCACGGTTGCGGAGAGCAACGACCAGGGTAGCTGGTATAACTTCCGCATCGACCGTGTCGAAGATGTGGCTAAGATGGGCCATGCTATGCTCGAAGCCAAGACGATGGCCGAGAGCTTCCAGAAAGGTGAGATTAAAACGGCAGCAGCCTCGAACGAAGAGATGAAGCAGGCTGATTCGTATAAGGACGAAGTACCGTTTTAACCCGTTGGGGGTGTCGCTTGGGCTGCGGAGTGTCGACCACAGTCCTTACTCGGAGGCGGCATCCCCATCCTTTTTGGAGGAAGCCATGTCCCTTGCGGAGAGGTTCATGGCAGCGTTTGCCGGATTCGGCGCTGCACATGGACGTACAGATATTTCAGAAGAACGAAGAGCCGGTAAGACAAAGGCAAAGTCCTACGTTGTTCGTAAGCCTTTGACCGTGGACCTCGTGCAGTCGCACTTGGATGGCGGCAATGGTGTGGGTGCCATCCCGATCAACGAGGACAACAAGTGCAAGTTTGGTGCGCTGGATATCGATGTGTACCCGCTCGACCATGCTGCGCTAATCAAACAGCTATCCGAAAACAATGTACCGTGTATCGTGTGCCGCTCTAAGTCAGGCGGTGCCCATGTATTCTTTTTCTTCAAGGAGTGGATGAGTGCGGGTGAATTTAGAGACAAAGCTGCGGAGATTGCGGCGCTGTTGGGCCACGGTAAGTGCGAGATATTCCCGAAGCAGGAACAGGTTCTCGTCGAGCGTGGTGATGTTGGGAACTTTATTAACCTTCCGTACTTTGATGCGGAACAGACGATGCGTCCGGCGATTCTACCGGACGGCGACGGAGCGACGTTAGAACAGTTCCTCGACATGGTCGATCAGGTCAGCATCGATCCGAACGAGTTTCGTAAGCTGCCTATCGGTGGCAGCGTTGACCTGTATCCAGATTACATCCCGTGCGTGCGACAGATGTTGTCCATCGGCATCTCCGAAGGTGGCCGCAACAAGTTTGCTTTCCAGCTTGGAATCTTTCTAAAGAAGTACGACGAGGTGAACTGGAAGACATTGCTCGAAGAGCACAACGCCAAGGACTTTCACCCGCCCTTGCCTGCGTCAGAGATTGTGACGATTCAGAATCAGGTCGAGAAGAAAGAGTGGGGCTATCTGTGCAGCGAGGAGCCGATGGCGTCCTACTGCAACAAGAATGTCTGCCGCACCATGACGCATGGAATCGGCGGCGGTGGATCGTTGCCCACCATCAGTGGTCTGTCGGTCGTGATGTCTGAGCCGCGCCTGTGGTTCTTGGACATCGATGGGCGCCGCTTGGAGTTGGACACTGACCAGCTACAGAACCCGCGCCTGTTCCAGCGGTCCTGCATGGAGCAGCTTAACTTCATGCCGGAGCGGGCAAAGGAAGGTGATTGGCAGGTGCTGATCAACAACCTGATGGACAACTGCAATCAGATCGAGGTGCCACAAGAACTGACATACAAGGGCCAGTTCGCAGAGCTTCTTGAGAGCTACTGCACGGGCCGTGTGCAGGCGGTGACTGTCGAAGAGATCATGCTTGGCAAGCCCTACACCGACAGCGAAGAGCAACGGACATACTTCCGTCTTGACTCGCTGATGGAGTTCTTGCGGCAGAAGAAGTTCGATAGCTACACGAGGGCGCAGATTCAGGAACGCATCAAGGAGATGAACGACGGCACAGACTCGCATGGTGTCAAACGCTTCAAGACATCCGCCGGCAAGTGGAAGTCGGTTCGTGTTTGGTGGGTGCCAGAGTTTGCTGCCGAGGTGTCAACGCCTGATATTGCTGTTGCTAGCACGGAGGTGCCGTTCTGATGGAGACGACAATTTTTGGCCCACCGGGCACTGGCAAGACCACCCGTCTGATCAGCATCGTGAAGGATGCTATCGCCGACGGCATGGATCCCAACCGCATCGCCTTTATGTCGTTCAGCAAGAAGGCAGCAGAAGAAGCGAAGACTCGTGCAATAGCCGAGTTGGATGTGGACTCGCGCGACCTAATCTGGTTCCGGACTCTGCACTCCTTGGCCTTCAACTGCCTCGGCATGCGTGGGCAAGATGTGTTCAAGGGCGCAGACTTTCACAAGCTGGGGGAACTTGTGGGTCTGGAATTCAAAGCCAACGCTTCGAACAACATGTCAGACGGTGTGCTGTTCATCCCCGGTGGGGGCGGTGACAAGTATCTGTCTATGGTGCAAGAGGCGCGGGTGCGTGAGGTCACACTCGAGCAGCAGTTTAACGATGCCGCCGACTACAACCTGCACTTCCAGCAGCTTCGCGTCTTGGCAAAAGCGTACGAGGATTTGAAGAAGGAACTTCGTAAACGGGATTTTGTGGACATGATCGAGGACTTCATCGAGCAGGGCACCAGCCCGCGCTTCGATCTTCTGATCATTGACGAGGCCCAGGATCTGGCTCCGCTGCAATGGCGCATGGTCAAAGAGGTTCTGGTTCCAAACTCGAAGCAGGTTTACTACGCCGGTGACGATGACCAGTGCATCTACTCATGGATGGGGGTCCGTGTATCGGACTTCTTGGGCGCTAGTGACCGCAAGATGGTGCTCGACAAGTCGTACCGTGTACCGTTGACCGTGCACAAATTTGCCGATCAGCTTGTGCGGCGTGTGGCTACCAGACAGGAAAAGGTTTGGCAACCCGTGGAAAGAGAAGGCAACCTTTCGTGGCATCGTGATATCATGGAGTTGGACTTGGAGAGTGGTGAATGGTTAATCCTTACCCGGACCAACTACATTGCGAATAAGATCGCCTCCCGACTGAAGGACGATGGTTATCTCTTCTGGAGAGAAGGGGCCGGATGGTCCCTATCACAAAATGTCCTAGACGGAATTGAGGTGTGGCTAAAACTATGCAGGGGCCAAGACTTAGCAGCGGAAGAACTGAAGAAGTTCTCCAAGATACTGAGCGGAAATGTTATTACCAGATCTGGGCGCAGAACCCTCGAATCATTAGACCCAGAACAATCCTATACCCTCGACGACTTGATCGCACAGTGCGGACTGGATGCGACGGCGGAGACGCCGTGGATGTCTGTCCTGAAAGTGTCGGACAGGGAGGTCGCCTATATTACGTCGGTACGGCGGCGGGGGGAGAAATTACTATCTGGCAAACCGAGGATCCGGATATCGACGATTCACAAAGCCAAAGGTGGCGAGGCGGATAACGTCGCCCTCTTTCTAGACTCGAGCAGAGCTTGTGTAGAAAGCCTTGACCAAGACAGCGAGGTTAGGGTTTTCTATGTCGGTGCAACTCGTGCTAAGAAACACCTGCATCTTATTGAACCTACAGGATATTATGGATTCGCCGCATGAAGAAGAACAGAGAACATTTCCTGCGTGAAGCAGAAGAACTAATAAATGGACCGAGGGCCGAAGACTATGGCCCTGCGCTTCTGAACCATGAGCGGATCGCTACTATCTGGAACGTGCTACTGCGAAAAAAGCTGCTGGACAAAATTACGCCAACCGAAGTGACTGCCATGATGGTCGGCCTGAAGCTGGCGCGTCTTGCCGAGGACATGCACAAGGATGATTCGTGGACCGACATCATAGGATATGCGGCACTGGGAGGAGAGATTTCCAATGACGACCAGTGAGCCACACCAATACCACCTGCTGGAACAGGACATCAAAGATGTTGCGTGGGGCAACATCGACAGTGATTGGTCACCGCCGGCATCGTTTCCTGATCTGACGAATTACGAGCGGATCGCCATCGACTTGGAGACGCGCGACCCCAACCTGACAACGCTGGGTCCGGGGTGGTGCCGCAAAGACGGCTACATCATCGGCATCGCGGTGGCTGCTGGTGATAGCGCCTGGTACTTTCCGATCAAACACGAGACCGGGAACCTGCCTCGGTCTTCTGTTATGGCGTGGCTGAAGAAGCAGATGGCTACCCCGAATATCGAAAAGGTGATGCACAATGCGCTGTACGATCTTGGCTGGCTTCGAGCAGAGGGCATCGAAGTGCAGGGTAGAATCATCGATACGATGGTGGCAGCGCCGCTGCTGAACGAGAACCGTCGCTGGTACAATCTGGATTCGCTGGCTCGTGATTATCTTGGTGAGCGCAAAAACGAAAAGATGTTGCGTTCTGCTGCCGGAGAGTTTGGAGTCGATCCAAAGAGGGACATGTGGCGCCTGCCATCTCGATATGTGGGGCAGTACGCAGAGCAGGATGCTGCTGTTACACTACGGCTGTGGGATCGCTTTCGCACGGATCTTGCAAAAGAAGAGTGCACTAGCATCTTTGAGTTAGAGCGTAGTCTGATTCCTGTCCTGCTGGACATGAAGACCAACGGAGTCAGAATCGATCTTGACCGCGCCGAGCTTGTGAAGAAGGATTTGAAGCAGCGTGAAGACCGGCTACTTAAAGAAATAAAGGAAGAGACTGGCGTCTTTGTGGAGCCGTGGGCCGCTGCATCTATAGCAAAGGCGTTCGACGCTCTTGGGTTGACCTACCAAAGGACAGAGAAAACTGATGCGCCAGCCTTTACAAAAGCATTTCTGGCGAACCATCCTCACCCGGTGGCGCAAAAGATTGTACGCCTTCGTGAGTTTAACAAGGCCAACACGACCTTTGTTGAAACCATACTCGAACATTCGCATAACGGTCGTATCCATTGTGATTTTCACCCTCTTCGTTCAGATGAAGGGGGCACAGTTACCGGACGATTTTCTTCGTCCAACCCGAACCTCCAACAAATCCCGGCCCGTGACCCCGAAATCAAGAAGATGATCCGGGGTCTTTTCATCCCGGAGGACGGAGAGAAGTGGGGCAGCTTCGACTACGCATCGCAGGAGCCACGGTGGCTGGCGCACTACTGTGCCACCCTGACCGGCGCCCGGCGGGATCCTCGTATTGATGATGTGGTGCAAATGTACCACGAAGGCAATGCTGATTTCCACCAAATGGTGGCCGACATGGCAGGCGTATCACGCAAAGAAGCCAAGACCGTGAACCTTGGCATCATGTACGGCATGGGCAAGAAAAAGCTAGCCGGCGTTCTCGACATCACCGAGGATGACGCTACGCATCTGCTTGCTGGTTACCACGAGAAGGTGCCGTTCGTGAAAGGCATCGCCGATCTTGCAATGGAACAGGCTCAAGAGAAGGGTGTCATCCGCACATGGATGGGGCGCAAGTGCCGCTTCGACATGTATGAGCCGCGCTCATTTGGGTACAACAAGCCGATGCAGTTGAAGGAGGCGCTCGAACATTACGGCGGCAAGGGCATGATCCGACGTGCGTTCACATACAAGGCGCTGAATCGATTGATTCAAGGATCCAGCGCGGACCAGACCAAGAAGGCGATGGCCGTCTGTTATTCAGAAAACCTCACGCCGATGCTCACCGTTCACGACGAATTGTGTTTTAGCGTGAACTCTCGTGAACAATCTGAGAAAATCGTCGAGATCATGAAGAATTGTGTACCAGACTTGAAGGTGCCATTCGACGTAGACGCCGAGCTTGGCGACAACTGGGGAGAGGTCGGATGATACCAAAGTGTTTTGCTTGCGGAACAGACTTAATCTGGGGCGGGGACCACGACGTTGAAGACGACGAGGACTACTACATCGTCTCCAACCTGTCATGTCCTGAGTGTAAGGCGTTCTACCTTATGTATCACCCAACGCCGCC